TAAGCGGAGGCCAGGACACGCCAAACGTTATAAGAACATTACGCAACAGATACCCAGACAACCCGATAATTGTCTATCCAGACGCAAGCGGTGGAGCAACAAGCACAACTAATGCGGCATCGAGCGACTTGGTTTTGTTGAGAAACGCTGGGTTCACTATCAACGCACCAAGGGCAAACGGTCGGGTAAAGGACAGGGTTGCAGCGGTCAATATGGCTCTTTGCAACAATGAAGGCCATCGCTTATACTACATAAACATTGATAAATGCCCCAACATTGCTCTTGGGTTGGAACAACAGGCCTATGACAAAAACGGTGAGCCGGACAAATCAACAGGATTCGATCACATGAACGATGCGGTTGGATATTTTGTCGTTCGTAAAATGCCCATAAAGCGCAGACACGAATTTACAGCACAACGTGCTAGGTGGACATAATGGTTTTAATCACAAACAAGCATCCAGACTATGACGACAACTCAAATCGTTGGGAGTTTTTCTTGCGAAGCTACATGGGTGGCGATGAGTATAAGAATGGCCAGTACTTAACAAAGTACGTGAGTGAAGATAAGACCGAGTACTTGCGTCGTATTGACCTGACGCCTCTAGACAACCATTGTCGAAATATTGTTCACATTTACAGCAGCTATCTATGGCGCGTTGCACCAAAACGCGAGTTCAACAGCCTAGACGGCAACCCAACGCTTATTAACTTTCTTAAAGATGCTGACCTTGACGGCCGGACATTTGATTCGTTTATGCGAGAGGCTCAAATTTGGGCGAGCGTCTACGGTCATTCCTGGCTGGTGCTAGACAAGCCAAAATCGAACGCTGGGACTCGCGCTGATGAGTTGGCGCAGGGCGTTAGACCTTACGTCAACCTGTTTACTCCTGAAAACGTATTTGATTGGAAGTACGAACGGACAGCTTCAGGGCGACAGCAGTTGGTTTATTTCAAAGTTAGAGAGTCAGTCATACGGCACACGGATACGAAGTCAACCCAAATGATAAGGGTCTGGACTAACGAATCAATCAAGCTGTACGAAGTGAACAACGACAACGAACGCCTGGTTGAGGAAATAGAAAACCCGCTTGGCGTTATTCCGGCTGTTTATGTACCGGCACAGCGTTCTGTCATTAGAGGCATCGGCATATCAGATTTGACTGATATTGCCAGTATGCAAAAGGCTATTTACCAAGAGTTGTCAGAGATTGAGCAATTAATTCGGATTAGCAACCATCCGACACTGGTTAAGTCTTTTGACACGGACGCAAGCGCTGGGGCTGGTTCTGTAGTTAATATGCCAGATGACCTAGACCCCAACATGAAGCCTTACATGTTGCAACCAAGCGGAGCAAACCTTGACGCGATACGCGCAGCTATAACAGACAAGGTTGAGGCAATCAACCGCATGGCGCACATGGGGGCAGTCCGAGCTTCTGAGATTCAAACAAAGTCAGGCATTGCTTTGCAGACAGAGTTCCAACTGCTAAACGCCAAGCTATCAGAAAAAGCGGATTTGTTAGAGCTTGCAGAGGAGCAGCTTTGGACGTTTTTCTGCATGTGGCAAGATGTAACGCCTGACGTAGAGGTGTTTTACCCAGACAGCTTTGACGTTAGAGATTATCCCAACGAGCTGGCGTTCTTGCAAACCGCACGCGCTAGCGGTGTAAATTCCAAAGTCTTTATGCAAGAGGTGGATAAGCGTATTGCAGACCTCGTTCTTGATGATGAGGACTTGCAACGAGCTTATGTTGAAATTGAATCATCTACGCAGGTAATTGGCCAGTTTGAATGACACCTGACATTCAGCACGCAAAGTTTATAGAGCAGTTGGGTGATGCGAATGAAAAGCGCATGGCCACTGTTCTGCAAACGCTTGAGTCTCGTATAGCGGCAATAGTAGCAAGCACACCGACAAAGGCTGGAAAGCTGTTTGACCTTGAGTGGGCAATCGCGGCCAGGCAAGACATACTTATTCAAATACGAACGCTGTTTTTGGCTGAATCAACGGCAGTAGTTAATGATTACAGCAAGGCCTCGGAGTCACTGCGCCTAATGCTTGGTGAGTATGGCGACTTTGTAGGCGTAAGTGAGGATGTTGTTAGAGCCTTAAAGCGACAATCATTCCAAGGCTTTGAGGCCATTGCCTCGCGCTTTTTAAATGAAATAGCAGATGAGGTCTATCAAAATACGTTGACGGGCAGAACTGCTGCTGATTCAATTACGGCATTGCGTCAAAAGATAAACGGTGTATTTGCCGCTTCAGACAAGGTTGAGGTTGCAAGGCTGGTGGATATAGCCAACGCTGGTGGCAAAGCTGCTGAGGATGCAATTAAAAGCCTGCACAGCATATTTGCTGCCGACAAGCTGGGCAACAATATGCGCAGATACGCAACCCAGATAGTTCACGATTCACTAATGCAGTTTGACGCCTCTATTGCAATACAATTAGGCAAAGAATCAGGCGCTGACGCATACAAGTATTACGGCTCAACTATTACTGATACCCGTGAGTTTTGCCGTAGACATGCTGGCAAGACGTACACTGAAGAAGAAATAAGAGAAATATGGCAGGGCGACTGGGCTGGTAAAGCGCCTGGTGACCCTTTCATTGTTCGCGGGGGCTATGGATGCAGGCATCATTTTAGGCCGGTGTTTACTGAGTAAGCGCTAGCAATCATTTTTCCAACTACTCGAAAGAGGTGCTTACATGAGCGAAAACATGGACAGTCCGGACGTAGACTTAAAAGACGCAAACCCAGTAGATGACGGTGTGGGTAAATCATTTACCCAAGCTGAAGTTGACAAGATTATTGAGCAACGCTTATCCAGAGAGCGTAAACGATTTGATAAAGCGACAGAGGGCATTGACTTAAACGAGGCCAAGCAGCTTATGGAGCAGCGCGACCAGCTTGAGTTAGAACGCAAAAAGGATAGAGGCGAGTTTGAGGATGTATTGAAAACAACTGTTGCCAAAAAAGAAGGCACGATTCAAGCGCTACAGGCTCGGTTACACCAGATTCAGGTTGAAGGCTCATTGCTTTCAGCCGCAAGTAATAAAAACGCAGTATCGCCAGAGCAGGTTTCATCGTTGTTAAAAAGCCAAATTAGACTGTCAGATGACGGAACTGTTGAGGTTATTGATAACAAAGGAACAATTCGCTACAATGATGGTGGTGAGCTGTTATCGGTGCAAGACCTAATGACAGAATTCCTTACGGCAAATCCGCACTTTGTACGCGCAACCTCTGGTGGCGCTGGCTCAGGTGGTGCTGCTGGTGGTTCGACACAGAAACCAACGTCTGTGGCAGATATGCTAAGTAACTGGGACAACGGAGGCAGAGATGCTTTTGCTGCCAGTAAAAAGCGCAAATAACTTTCACATTTTTTTGTTTTCTTAATTGGAGTTTTTATTATGGCCGCTACCACCTCAAGCACCCTTGAAGAACTGTTTGTCAGTATCGTTGCACAAGCCCGTTACACGGCTGAAGAACAATCTTTGTTGCGTAACCTCGTTACCATCTACGACATTGGCACACAAGCCGGTAAAACAATTCAGGTTCCCAAGTACCCAGCAATCACGGCAGCCGCCTTGACTGAGGGTACGGACATGAGTTCGACCGCTGTTTCAACCTCTAGCATTTCTGTAACAGTTGCTGAAGTTGGCGCTCAAGTGCTGTTGACTGACATGGCCGCTATGGGAGCCGGTAACCCTGCTGAAGAATTGGGAACAGTTCTTGGTAACGCTATCGCTACCAAAATGGACAAAGACATTATTGCTTTGTTTGATGGCTTAAGCACCTCTTTGGGCGGCACAACTACCGAGTTGACGGTTGCTTACCTGTTCCAAGCCGCTGCTACCCTGCGTGCTAACAAGGTAACGGGTCGAATATACGGTGTTTTCCATCCTTACCAGACCTATGCTTTAAAAGCTAACTTGACCAACACCATGGTTAACCCCAACGGTGGCGACTTGCAGAACGAAGCAATGCGCACAGGTTACGTGGCAACTATTGCTGGCATTGACATCTTTGAGTCAGCTAACGTAACCATCGATGGTTCTGGTGATGCAAAGGGCGCGATTTTCTCACAGCAAGCATTTGCCTTGGCTATGAAGCGCGACTTTGTTATTGAGCCACAGCGTGATGCATCAAACCGAGCTTTCGAGTTGAACGCTACTGCTATCTACGGTGTTGGCGAGTTGGACGACAGCTACGGCGTAGAGATGTACTTTGACTCTGGCCTGTAATTGAAACTACCCCTGCTCATATTGAGCGGGGGTATTTCTACTTAAGGACAAAGCAATGGCGTTTAGTCAAGACTCAGATTTAACAGCGTTGATTCCCGACATTTTGACTTATGGTGTCGTATCTTTTGCTGCTGACCACGCACGCGCACAGGCTGACATTGAGCGAGAGATTCGCAAGAAATGGTGGCCTAAGACCGGCTTTGCTGGCGAGCTAAACCCTTCACTACTGACAAGCGCACAGTGGAAAGACGCAAGCGTTTATCTAGTGCTTTGGAAGTACGCTTTGCCGCAGCTTACAAACTGGGTTGATGGCGACAGATTCCTGGCAATGCTTGATTTTTACAAGTCTCGATACTCTGAGGAAATAGACTCGGTTTTCAACGATGGCGTAGAGTACGACCAGGACGAAGATTCAACGATTACAGACATTGAGAAAGCGCCGGTTAACTTCGGTCGTATGTACCGATGAATGTAAAGATGGACATAGACTCAACCAGGTTGCAAGCCAACCTGAGGAAGTTGCAAAAATCCATCCCAGCAAAAGTAAAGCGCACGTTAATGCAGACCGCGCAATTCGGCACAACAATTATCCTAGACCGCACTGGAAAAGGCATTGGGTACAGTGGCAGGTTTAAGCCTTATGACGCTAAGTACAGAGCTTACAAGAGGCAAGGTTGGCCGGCTAGCAAAGCAGGCGCTCGCACTTACAGACCTTCGTTTGGTGGCGACAGTAGCGGGACGGTTAACTTAAACGTAACCGGCAAGATGCTAGGTTCAATACAAAGCAAGTACGTTAGCAATGGGGTGGCGCAGATTTACTTTAGCAGGGCGGCGGAGGCTAAGAAGGCGGCGTTTAACAACGACAAAAGGCCGTTCTTTGGGTTTAATCAAACTGAAAAAGCGCGACTCAGCAAGTTTTTCTTTAAGAGGCTGAAATGAGTAAACGCGAATCCATTGCAGCCAATTTGGTATCAACGTTGCTAGGCACGGCGGGAATAACTTTTGTGACCCGCGAGCCTTTTGACTTTGAGAAGCTATCAAATGCACAGTATCCAGCCATATTTGTTCAATCGTCTGGCGAAAGCAGAGACGACATTACTATTGGCGGCACAAATATCACCCGCGAGGGTACAATTGACTATTCGCTAATCGGTTACGTTAAAGGCACTGCAATAGACACTGCTAGAAACGAACTGGTTGAGTTGATTGAAGAATCATTGGACGCAGACAGGACGCGAGGAGGCCATGCGCTGGATTCTCAAATCGTTACCGTTGAGACTGATGAAGGCTCGATTGCCCCAGTAGGTGGGGTTTTCGTAACGGTTCGTGTTCTTTATAATTTTACCCGTGGGGCAACGTAAGCTCTACACACTGAAAGGCAAATCATGGCTACACATAAAGGCTCAGAAGGTTCGGTCGCAGTTGGCAGCGGCGCCATTGCTGAGGTTCGTTCTTTTTCAATTACAGAATCAGCAGACACCATTGAAGATACGACGATGGGCGATGCCGCACGCACTTACAAGCCCAGCTTGACTTCGTTTAGCGGCTCTGTAGAAGTGTTTTGGGATGAGACAGATACCAACGGCCAGGTTGCACTAACTGTTGGCTCTGAGATTACGTTTAACGTATACCCAGAAGGCTCAACCACTGGTGACTCTTACTTGACCGGCTCTGCAATCGTTACTGGCAAGACAATCAATTCGTCTGCTGACGGCATGGTTGAAGCGTCCATTTCCCTACAGGGTAATGGTGCGTTGACAACTGGCCTAGTATCTTAATGTCGCTAGGCCAAAGGTTAGCCGCAAAACGGCAAAACAACCGCAAGCAAATCGAGGTAGCCGAATGGGGTGATGATGCTCCATTGGTTGTCTACACTAGCGCTTTGACCTGTGCTGACGTTGACAAGCTACAACGCAAGCATAAGGACTTTATGGGCAACCCAACTATTGCAGCGATGGTTGATTTGCTTATCATGAAGGCCGAGGACAAAGACGGTGAAAAGCTGTTTACCCTGGAAGATAAGCCGTTCTTAATGCGCGAGCCTGTAATTCTCATTTCAACTATTGCTGGTCAAATGTTTAGCACTATTGAGACGGTTGACGAACTGGGAAACGACTAAAGGCAGACAGTTTGCGGTTCAACATGATTGGACTTGCAGACCGCCTGCACAAGACGATTCAAGAGATTGAGGAAATCCCAGTTACAGAGTTGAACGAGTGGCTTGCGTATTTCCAGCTAAAGGAAGAAAAAAATGGCGGCAAATGACGTAAACATTCGAATAAGAGCGATAGACGATACCGACAAAGGGTTTAGGTCTGTAAAAAGTTCTTTGGGTGGGCTTAAAAACGCCGTCTTTAGCGTTCAGGGCGCTATTGCTGGGATAATTGGTGGTGTAATTATAAAAGACACGATAGCGCTTGCAGATGCTTACACATCTGTTACCGCAAGACTTAGGTTGGTCTCTAGCAGTACGCAAGAATTTACAGCGGTTCAAAAAGAGCTATTTGCAACCGCTCAAAATACAAGGTCAAGTTTTGAACAAACTGTTGACCTTTATTCTTCATTACGCAGAAGCACAATAGACCTAGGTGTATCTCAGGAAAAACTTGTTGAATTAACTGGTGGTATTGGCAAGGCTTTAGCAATTTCTGGTGCTAAAGGCGCATCCGCAGAAGCCGCCTTGATTCAATTGGGACAGGGATTTGCCGCTGGCGCATTGCGAGGGCAGGAATTTATGTCCGTTGCAGAGCAGGCTCCAGCTATTCTCGATGTGCTTTCTAAGGGGCTAGGCAAAACTCGCGGCGAACTTAAAAAAATGGCTGACGAGGGTTTAATAACAACTACCGTATTTATTGAAGGTTTTACTGCTGGCTCAAAAAATTTAGAAAGGCAGTTCCAAACTTTGCCTGTGACTGTTGACGGGTCTATGACGCGAATTAAAAACGCA